TAAGTGCTAAACTTCCATGTAGTGGTGAGAAGTGGGAAGAAGCAATTCTTCCAGAAGTAGTTTGTGAATATGAAGAATACGGCACAGCTTATTTAAAATTTGTCATTGCTACAGAACAAGACTTTGCTGATGCAGAATGCGCTATTGCCGCATATCGTAAGGCAGGTTTTACAGGTCACATTTATCTAATGCCAGTTGGTGGTGTTGAAAGTGTTTATGCATTAAACAATCGTCGTGTAGCCGATTTAGCCATGAAGAACGGATTGCGATATAGTGATAGACTTCAGGTGCCGTTGTTTAAAAATGAATGGGGAACTTAATGCGTAAATTTGTAGAAAAATTATTTGGTATTACCAAACTCAAAGAGGCCACAGAAGCTGCTATGCAGGCTGCTGAGGAATCTAAAAAATTAGCAGAAATTGCTACTGCGGCTGCTGAACGTGCTAGAGAAGCAGAAGAGTTGGCTAAGTTAGATCCAAAGACTCGTGCTACTAAATTAAAAGAACCGTGGGTAGGCGTTTTAGAAACACATG